ATTCCAGTCAGTGATCCCAACGCTGGAACCATGTCTCAGCGTATTATGCAGTATCAGGCGGCATTACAGTTAGCTGCACAGGCACCAGAAATGTACGATATGCCGTTATTGCACCGTCAAATGCTGGATGTACTAGGTATTCAGGACGCAGACCAGATAGTGCCGACTGAAAACGATATGAAGCCGACTGATCCGGTTAGTGAAAACATGGATATCATTAACGGCAAGCCTGTTAAGGCATTTATTTATCAGGATCACGAGGCCCACATACAAACTCATATGGCATTAAGCCAAGATCCTCAGGTAATGGAGATCATGGGTAAGAGTCCTAACGCGCAAAAAGCAATTGCAGAGATGGCTGCTCATGTTCAGGAACACTTGGCGTTCCAGTATCGAATGGAGATTGAGAAAGAGCTTGGCGTTGAATTGCCTACCCCAGACGAGGATCTGCCGGATGATATTGAGTTTAGAATTTCAAGACTTGTAGCCCCTGCTGCCGCGCAATTGTCAGGAAAGTCTCAGAAAGAACAGCAGATGAAGCAAGCTGAAGAGCAGTTGAAAGATCCGGTTATTCAAATGCAGATGCAAGAGCTTAAAATCAAGGAACAGGACGTTCAAAGAAAAGCCCAGGCTGAGATGGCTAAAATACAGCTTGATATGCAGAAGCTTGAAACTAAAACTGATTTTGATAACAGAAAGCTTGAGCAGGATGCTAAGATTAAAACCGCAGAGATTGGTGCAAAGATAGCTGAAACCAATACCAAAGAAGAACTTGAGTCTGCTAAGATCGCTTCTGAAGAACAGATCGCTGGAGCGAAGATGGGCATTGAGATTGCCAAAGAAACAATGGGAGACAAGAAATAAAAGAACTGGACATATTTGATTATTTGCGGTCAAATATTAAAGAACAGATGGATAGTATGACCGAGCACTTAAGCAACGGTTCATGCAAAGACTTTGCAGACTATTCCAAATGTTGTGGAATCATACAGGGTCTCGCTCAAGCTGAGCGTGAGATCCTGGATGCAAAAGCCCGTTACGAGAAGGGGCAATAACGACTCTAGGCGTTTTTCCTAGTGCGACGACTCTAGGCGTTTTCCTAGTGCAACGACTTTGGGCGCTACCCAATGCAAGGAGATAATATGAGCGAAGCTGCTCAGATTGATACCGAGGCAGATGATGCTCGGAATGCGAGTCAACTCCCACATCCGACAGGATATAAAATATTGATCGCACTGCCAGAGCCTGATAAGGAATTTGATGGCGGCATACTGAAGGCAAACAAAACCCTTCAGGACGAAGAGATAGGATCGATAATTGGAATGGTTCTTAAAATAGGGCCGGATTCCTACAAAGATCCTCAACGATTCCCCAGTGGGCCTTACTGCAAAGAAGGAGATTGGATCATCATGAGGTCTTACTCTGGAACCAGGTTTAAGGTTCACGGCCAAGAGTTTCGTTTTATCAACGATGATAGTGTCGAAGCTGTTGTGGAAGACCCAAGGGGGATTGTAAAAGCATGAGTGAAAATCAATTAGTTCAGGAAACTGAAGAGACATCAACTGCTGAAGATAAGTTTTTCGGAGTTAAAACAACTTTTGAAAAAAGGAAAAAGGCAGAAGAGCAAAAATCTGAGTCATCGGAATATGAGTTTGAAATCATTGATGACAGGCCCAAAAAAGATAGGAGACCTCCTAGACAGGATGAGCCTGAAGAGTTATCTGATGAAGAGCTTGGTAAATATGATGGCAACGTCCAGAAGAGACTGAAAGGTCTTAAGTTCGATTATCACGAAGAAAGGCGTAGAAAAGAAGAAGCTCAAAGAACTCGTGACGAAGCTATAAGGATAGCCCAGCAGCTATCCGGCAAGGTGCAAGAGCAGGAATCTTTGATATCTCGTGGTGAAAACGCTTTGGTTAGTCAGATTAAGCAAAGAGCTGAAACCACACTTGAACAGACAAGGGATGGATACAAGAAAGCTTTTGAGGAAGGAGACACGGATGCCGTTGTCGCAGCTCAAGAGCAGATGGTTAAAGTCCAAAGTGAACTAAATGATATTCATCGTTATGAAAATAACCTGTCTCAGAACCAAAGACCGCAGCAGCAGCCCAATCCTCAGAATGTTGCATTGCAAGCTGCACAGAATGTTGCCGCACAACAGCCTCAGATTCAGTTAACCCAAGAGGCTAAAGAGTGGGGCGATTCTAATGAATGGTTTATGGCTCCAGACAAGAAAGTGATGACCGCTACAGCCTATGGGTTGCACGAAGAAGCGGTTGATCTCGGGATCAATGTAAACTCTACACAGTATTTTGATCACATAGATCAAGGAATGAGAAGATCACACCCAGATTTTGACTGGCCGGATAAAAGCGACACACATGGCGGTGACGCGACCGTGACGACCAGTCAGCCCTCGACGGTGGTGGCACCTTCCGCAAGGAATAATGGTGCTAAACCGCGCAAAGTACGGCTGACCGCCACTCAAGTAGCACTCGCTAAGCGACTTGGGTTAACCAATGAACAGTATGCCCGACACGCCGAAATGATTAAATGAGGAGTCAATAATGGCAGAAGAGCGCGCCCCTAGAGAAAACGAAACGCGAGAGAACGAGCAATATCGTGCATCTGATGACTGGATACCAGCATCAATCTTGCCTAACCCCAAGCCGCAGGATGGTTGGGATTTTAGGTGGGTAAGAACCGATATTCTTGGACAGGCAGACAATACTAATGTCTCAAGATCTTTTAGAGAGGGATGGGAACCTTGTAAAGTTGAAGATCATCCAGAGCTACAGATAATGTCTGATGTCGGTTCCAGGTTCGAAGGTAATGTGCATTTTGGTGGATTGCTTCTATGTAAAGCTCCTACAGAGCAGATGGCATCCAGAACCAGACACTTTCAAAAAGTGGCACAGGATCAAATGGAATCTGTGGATCATAACTTTATGCGTGAAAATGACCCTCGTATGCCCATGATGAAACCGGAAAGGAATACGAGAACAACCTTTGGTAAAAGCTAAGCTCCTGTTGCGGGGGGTTAGTTTTATTTATAAGGAGGCCAATTATGGCTACCACAGCAACCCCAATGGGCGCTGAACCAGTAAACACTCTTAGTGCGAGCGGCTCTTATACAGGAAAAGTTCGGCACATCAAGATTGCAAGTGCTTACGATACAGCGATTTTTTATGGCGATTTCGTCAAAGTAGTTAGTTCTGGAACGATAGAGAAAGCGGCAGTTACAACTTCTGTACCCGCTGGAATTATCGGGATATTTGTAGGATGTTCCTACACTGATCCTAATTCCAACCAGCTAACTTTTAACCAGCAATTTCCGGCTGATACAGCGGCATCCGACATTATGGCGTATGTTGTTGATGATCCTAAACTTGTTTTCCAAATGCAGGGAGATGAGGCTATTGCTCAAACTGGACTTGGAAACAATATTTCAGCGGTTAGCACGGCAGGATCGACCTCAATCGGTAGAAGCAAGAACGCCCTTGATGGCGGCTCTGTTGCTACTACCAACACTTTACCACTTCGTGTTCTAGAATTCGTAGACGGCCCGACCAGTTCGGTTGGCGACACTTATACGGATTGTTTGGTGACATATTTGCCACTAAGCCATGCATACGAAACCAAATTAGGCGTATAAGGAGAATAACTAATGGCTATTTCTAGAGCGCAAATGCTTAAGGAACTCCTGCCTGGGCTTAATGCCCTTTTTGGTTTGGAGTATGAAAAGTACGACGACGAGCATGATCTCATTTATGAGACAGAAAGTTCTGAGCGTAGCTTTGAAGAGGAAGTAAAATTGAGCGGTTTTGGAGCCGCTCCTGTGAAAAACGAAGGTTCTGCAATCACTTATGATTCAGCGCAAGAGTCTTTCACTGCACGATATAATCACGAGACCATTGCTATGGGATTCGCGATTACGGAAGAGGCGATGGAAGATAATCTGTATGACTCATTGTCTGCACGTTATACCAAGGCTCTTGCTCGTGCTATGGCGTATACCAAGCAAGTTAAGGCGGTTAATCCTCTTAACAACGGTTTCACCAATTCATACCAGTCTGGTGACGGGGTTAACCTGTTTACCGCTTCTGGCGATGGTGTTACTGGCGGTGACGGACACCCACTGGTTAACGGTGGCAAAAACGACAACCGTCCTGCTACAGCAGCAGACCTAAACGAAACATCTTTAGAGAATGCAATTATTGATATTGCTGCATTTACTGATGAGCGTGGTCTGTTGATTGCTGCAAGACCTAGACGTTTGATTGTCCCACCTGCTTTGATGTTTACAGCAGACCGACTGCTTGAAACTGCTCAGCGTGTAGCGACAGCAGATAACGATATTAACGCAATACGCAATATGGGAGCGATCCCAGAAGGCTACGCTGTTAATCATTATCTGACTGACAGCAATGCATTCTTTGTCATTACGGATGTTCCTAATGGCTTGAAGCATTTCAATCGTACTCCGCTTGAAACAAGCATGGACGGAGACTTTGATACTGGCAACGTGAGATACAAGTCGCGTGAAAGATACTCGTTTGGGGTATCCGATCCACTTGGAATTTACGGATCACCAGGATCTAGCTAACGGATATGGGGGTGCTTTGCGCCCCCTTTCTTTTCCTGACTAATTGTTCCACATGGAACATTAGACACTAGCCAAGACAGGAGACATACATGGCTAATACCACGTTCAATGGCCCAGTCCGTTCAGAAGGCGGATTTGAGCAAATCTCAAAAAATAGTACTACTGGTGCTATTACTACCAACTTAGATATAGATAGCAGTGGTAACATTACCACCACAGGGTATCTTTCTGCTTATTCACAAATAGAGAGCATTACAAGTGCTACACACAATGTTGAATCAACCGATTCAGGTACGGTTTATACGCTAAATCGCGCAGCAGGTATTGTTGTAACATTACCTACCGCAGCGGCAGGGTTGAACTATACCTTTATAGTTGGCACCACATTTACAGGCGCAGGACAGATCAATACAGACAACTCCAGCGATTTATTTTCTGGTTTTGCCACGTTATTCGATCCAGCAACTGCAACAGACAATAATACCTTTATT